TCTAGAATTGTTTTCGTTAACGTTTCGGTTGTCAGTTGTAACGTTAGAATCTGAAGTCGATTGATTAATATTGGTGTTTTGATTCGTATTAGAGCTAGTCGAAGTCGAATTATTAGTATTGTTAACATTTTGATTAACGGTTGAATTAACCGTTGAGTTAGATGTCGAAGTATTGACGTTGTTATTCGTATTGGTGTTATTCGAGGTCGAGCTATTTACATTCGTATTGGAATTGGTTGAAACATTCGTATTAGAATTTGTATTGGTCGAATTGTTCGTGTTAGTCGATACGTTGGTATTAGAATTTGTATTGGTGTTTGTATTCGTATTTTGATTGGTATTGGTGTTTGTGTTGGTATTTGTGGTCGTAGTCGTATTGACTGTATCCAAACTATTGTTTTCGCAATATTGAGTACCGTTGACGCAAGCTGTACCAGACTGTTGAGAGGATTGAGCGCTAACATTTACAGACAAGCCAATAACCAAAGTTACTAAAAAACCAATAGCCGCCCAGGCTATTAAGCTATCATGCTGTTTTTGCTCCTTGTCCATTGTTGCACCAAATCATATTATTTTTTAAATTTAGAAACTACTTGATCCCAAAGTTCAGGTTTGAATTTTTTTACAGACCAAGCCAGAACTACTACTATTATTGCTAGTGGTATTAATATATCCATACTGTATTACCTCAGTTTTTTTAAAATTATATACTAATTTCTCTTGGCATGAACGATTCTTTGCTCGTAATTTTCAAAATGTTTTGGGTCTTTAAAATGTATATCACAAGCAATAGATAGCCTTGGTTGGTCGTTTGTGTTCTCTTTTACTCCATGCCAAAGATGACAATCAATTAAATGTAGCTCGCCAATATTGTTAGGTACATGGCCATTATCATCATAAAAAGTAAAACAATCATCGGGACCTGAAATAAATACATTACAAGAATAAAAAATATTTTCAGGATGACCATGATTGTGCATGGGTATGCCTTCACCTTTATTAAGAATATTAACCCAGCATTGAATCCAAAACTCATCTTCGTCTTGCATAATAGGTAAGTCAAAAAACTTTTTTGCTATATCAATTTCAGGTATGTAATTTAAAAAATTATAGTAGGAATACCTTGCAGTTGTACCTGTGTACATATCTGTAGTGAGTGGCAAGGCAAGTATTTCTTGTTCTTTTTCTAATAAAACTTTTTCGACTAACTTACATTCTTCTATTGATAAGAAGTTTGGAATTTTTATGTGCATCTATTTATTACGCTAGATAAAGCTAAAACAATTCTATCTTTAGGTGTTATACCGTCTTCAGGGTGATGATATAAACCTGAGTGCCAAAGATACCATCTATTTATCTCAGGTTCTATTTTAAAATCTGCAAAGCTAGTGCCTAGTTTCGTTGGTGTGATATACATTAAGGCAGAAAGTTGCAAACCTTTTTCTTTTTTAAAAGCATGGTTATGTACCACACTTTGTAATTGCGAGCCTTTAGATGCGTAATAACCCCATACATTCTTTTTGGTAAACTCAAACTTATCAGTACCTAAGTAAGTTTTAAAAAGGTTGTTAATAGAGTTATCAATAACTGTAAAAGCTTGATCTATTTTTAAGTCGCTTTGTATTTTTGGATGTACGCACACCTCCATATCGCAACATTTTGTTTCTTTAGTGTAGTTAATTAAGTCTTGTTGAAACTGTTTATTGTTGACTTTGGATATGTAAGGACAGTCAAAGACTTCAACCATTATTTTTGTAATGAATAATGTCCAGGCAATCCTATCATAGGTCTACCGTCAAATTTATTAAACTTAGCGTCTTTACCACTAGCATCATTATAGTGTAAAAATACTTGCGCACAGTTTTCGCCCTCAAAAGGTTCTCTCCAATGTTCTAAATCACAACCACGATACATAAGCATATCGCCTTTTCCTAAGTTAACCTCTACGCCTTTTTTACCTTCTTCGCCTGATGGTTCTAAAAATATAGACCACTCATCTCCACCTAATAACATAGTAGTTGATATTTCGCATGAGTATCTATCTTTATGTCTTTTTAACTCATCTCCTTTTTTATAGATTCTTGCATATGAATAAGTTTCAGTAAGCTTCATATCTGTTTCTTTTTCCATTACAGGTTTAACTTTTTGCAATAAAGTGTCCATAACTATATCGCCATAATGTGAATAAGTTTCAGGTATTTGAACATCATTCCAAACACCAAAATAATCAGCAAACTGTGAAATATATCTATCATCAAACAAATGTCTTGCTACTGCTCTTTTGTTTAAAAAGTATTGATAACAAAAATCTGCTAGTTCTGTTGATATAGCGTTTTTAATTACTAGGTATTTATTTTTCTTAAAGCTCATTTAAATGGATATCCTAAATTCCAACACACTAAGGAGTGTCGTATTCCTTTGGTTACAGGTTTAACTCTATGCCAAACAAAAGAAGGAAAAACAATCACACTTCCTTTTGGTCTAATTTCTTCACAAATTCTAGGTTGTGATGCTTCATCTTGATTTCTAAAATCAAATTCTAAATCACCACCTTCATACTCATCAGGGTTTGTAAGCGATACAGTCATGCTAAGTTTTCTTAGTTTACCATGCACATTTCTATTTTCGGGTTGGTCATATGGTTCTGTATAGGAATCACAATGCCAGTCATAAAACTGACCTTTTTTATATTCGGTGAATTGACATGACTCTGAAAAATCCCATTCAAAATTCCACTCAGCACTTGCGTTTGCTGCATGCACATAAGGTTGTATTTCGTTGTATATCCATCTATCGTTCATCCAAACAATGTCAGACTTGCGTTTCTTTTGAATGTTTTTAAGTTCTAGTTTGGTAAGGTTTTTGTTGTCTTTGCCAGCGTTACCTGTAAGAGCCATTTCTTTATTTTGTTCTTTACCATAACGAACAATATCGTCACATATTCTTTCAGGAATAACTGATTGAAAGTACCAGTAATACCATTTAAGATTCAAAATAACCTCTCTGTATTAAAAATTCATTTACCCATTTTTCTAAAGACATGTTTTTATACTTAGTTATAATTGATTCGCTTAAATACATATTTAAATCATAGTTATTTTTTTCTACTTTATCTTCTTTAACATCATGATACATTCCATCTAAAACACTATCATCATATTTAATATTGTTTATAGAAAATTGTTCTAAATCAACATACCTATGTTTGTAGGTTGGAATATTTAAAAATTTGTAAATGCGTTTTATATATTTTTTAGGATTTATTGTTAAGTCTTCATAATTAATTTTTATATAATCGTTATTATTTTTAATAATGTTATGTATGGCATAAGAATTAACAGCAGTCATGCCTTCAGTCATTTCATAAAAACAAGAATCTTCTAAATCTTTTTTATTCCAATTTTTTACTCTAGCAAGAGAGCCTAATATTTCTATAAAAGGTCTTTCTAAAATAATAAATTTTGGATTTGGAGTAATATATTTTTTTATAAGTTCTATATTCTTAGGTGTCCCCCAAGGACTTCTATCAATAATATGATCACTTTTATAATCTTTAAAATATAGTTCTAAACTACCTTCTATTAAATTATTTAATGATTGATAGTCAGGAAAGTTTTTAAAATTTGTTGTTTCTTTAAGTTGTTCAAGATTATATAAAATGTCTGCTGTAATAGAATTAGCAGTAACACTTATGTTTGGGTTTTGGTTTAATATGGATGCAAGCAAAGTATTTCCACATCTAGGCAAACCGCATAAAAAGTAAATATTTTTCATCTTCTCTCTCTTGGAAGATAGTATAAGTTAGATGTGTTTTAAAAGATAGGTTATTGTTATCCGTTCCAGTTACCAGCTTTAATTTCTGTAAAAACTGTTCTTAAATCCCAACAATTTGATGTGTCTGTAGCAATTTGTGCTTCTTTAACAATAACTACACCTGAACCACCTGTACCACCTGCTCCGCTAGGAGTACCAGTGCCAGGATGTTGTCCACCGCCTCCACCACCGCCTAAATTAGCAGTTCCGTTTCCGCCTCCTGATGACGGACCGCCTCCAGCTCCGCCTCCGCCTGAGCCTCCTGCTCCTCCTGCTCCAAGGTAGTAACCCCCTGCTCCACCACCACCTGCGTAAGTGACTGGTGATCCAGTAATTGAATTTGCCGCTCCTGCTCCACCTGCCGCTGCTCCGCCTGGATTTACATCAGGGACTGGTGTTGGACCTGGGTACCAAGTAGCACTAGTACCAACAGCACCTGCTCCTCCGCCTCCGCCTGATGTGGCTTGTCCAGCATAACCTGGAAAAGGACTGTTGGATGAACCTCCAGCATTTCCTTGACCTGAAGCAGCACTTCCTCCTGAAGATGGAAATACAGGTGGTCCATAACCAGGGACAGCAACACCTGCTCCACCGCCTGATCCTCCTGGTCCACCATCTTGTCCATAGTTGCCAGGCGAACCGCCTGTATTACCAAAACCACCACCTTCTGAAGTAATGGAAGATGGCGTACCTAAAACTGAGTTTGAGCCTTTACTACCAACACCAGGGACAGTTGGACCACCAGGAGCAGAACCTCCTGCACCCCCTGCACCAACTGTTACAGGATATGGAGAGCCACCTGAAACTGGATTGCCTGAAGCTGTCAGTAACCCGCCTGCACCTCCGCCTGCTCCATAATAATAAGAACCACCACCTCCGCCACCTGCTACAACTAAATGTTCAACAGAAGTTGTTAAAGGTTGAGTGGTGAGCGTTCCACTTGAATTAAAAGTGGTTATTTGTTCAGATTGTAGTTTAGGATTTAAGACTGCTCCAATTAATCTAGGCATGTTAAGTTGTCCAAGTTCCTGCTTTTACATTATCGTAAAGAGCGTTCATATCCCATACTCCTGAACATTTAAATCCTGCGTTGGGTTCTTTAATTATGACTACACCTGATCCTCCTGGACCTGCTGGTACAGGACTAAAGGGTGGATTACCAATATCAGTTCCACCACCACCACCGCCTGTGTTTGCAGTTCCGCCTGGATTTGGTGAGTCTACAGGGTTAGAGCCATTAGCTCCGCCACCTAGACCGCCAATACCTTGAATACCATTGTTTGTAAATCTTCCACAGCCACCGCCCCCTCCTGCTCGGTAAACAGGTGAGCCAGTAATTGAAGAAGCTACTCCATCTCCGCCATCCCAACCTCTTTGTTGAGGTGCAGGTGTAGGTGGTCCAAAACCTGCTTGAGCTGCTCCACCTCCGCCTCCGCCTCCGCCATTTAGCGTGGCATTACCACCTGGATAGCCTTGACCTGATGTTCCTGCTCCACCTGAGTTTGAATAAGAAGAGCCACCGCCTGACCCACCATTTCTTGAGTTTTGTGGATTAGGTACAAAAGCTGCACCCCCACCACCAGTAGAAACTATACCATTAAAACTTGAGTTTGATCCTTGTAAAGCAGGAGTTGCTCCTGAAAGTTGTGCACCTAATCCACCTGCACCAATTACAACTGGATAAACAGTAGCTGCTGAAACTGGACTTAAAGATTCAGCAGAGGCTCCGCCACCTGATGCTTCACCAGGGACTGATGAACGATATCCACCTGCACCTCCGCCACCTGATCCTGCTCCTGCACGATCTCCACCACCACCTCCTGCAACAATCACATATTGAACTGATGTTGTATAAGGTGCTGTAGTTAAATTACCACTAGCATTAAAAGTTGTAATAACTTCAGGTTGATCGGTTGGGGGGTTATCTACACCTATTACTCCGCCATTAGAATTAGCCATGGTTAGACCTCATTCCAAGCTCTACTAGAAGCATCCCATTCGTAATTGGTTTTAACGATTGGATCACCAGTATAAGTTTCTCCTAGCCATTTTTGATTATCTTCATCCCAAAGTATAAGAACTCCATTAGAGTCTATTTCTGTAACTGTTGGAAATGGAACTGGTGCTTGCCAGTCATCATTGTCATCTAATGCCCAAGACGCAAAAGGTTGAGGATGTAAAAATTTATCTTTAGTAGCATCATAGGTCATGCCTATGCCTGCATATTGTTTTCTAAAATTGTTGTTGTATGAAGTTTGTTTCCATTCGTTACCACCGTTTTGATGTGGTACTATCGAAGCTACAAAGTTTTCTGCTTGAGCAGATTGATCTCCGCCATTGGCGTTTACATCTTCATTAGATATTACTATTACTTGTAATACTTCGTTGCTGTTATTAAGTTCTGCAAAATGAGCCATATTTGTACTCCTTATGCGTCATCTAGTTCTTCGTAGTTAATGGTGTAAGTTAAGTCTGAGTTAGCACTTGCACCACCCTCTAAGATGTCTCCTTCTTCAAGATAGATACCTGAATTTTTATCTATCAATACTAAGGTGGCATCCGCAGGAACAGAAATAGTTGAAGCGAATAAAACTACTGAACCACCACTTTTAATAATTCCCATTGTTACACCTGCGGCATTTGTACCGTCAATATTTGCAACAATAATACTATTAATTTTTATTAGCTTGTTACTTGCACAAGTTAATAGATCAGTTGTTACTGTAGTTGTTAAAGCTCCATTTATACTGTTAGCGTATATCGAAGTTACATTTACTAAATTTGGATTTGCCATAATATTGTCCTAATTTTATCCGAAAACCAAAGCCATTGCTATAGCTTTACCTGTTGTTGCTACACCTGAACCACCTATACTAAGTGAAGATGCAACATTTAAATCTGTTAAAGCGTCAATCATAGCTCCGCCTGAACCTGCTCCGTCAGAATAAATTACAGATGTCATTCCAGTTGGAATGGTAACTGTAGCTCCTGAACCTTGTTTAATAATTATGCTTTGAGAACCGCTAGTAGCATTTTCTATAATCCATACTTTTGAAACCGTATTAGGTCCAATCGTAATTGTACAAGTTGAATCTAGGGTTCCAGTATATTTTAAAAATAAAGCTCGACCAGCATCTGCTGAGCCGTCTGCTATTGTTGTTGTATGAGTGTCTGCGTTGGTTGTTATGGCTTCTGTTCCATAGCCAAAAGCATCGCCAATAAGTTCTAAATTGGTGTTGGTACTTGTTCCCCAAGTTCCACTCTCGTCCCCTGTGGCGATTTCTTTTAATCTTAAATCGTTAACGTAAGTTGCCATAATTTGTTCCTATATTGTATAAAATAAATCAAAAAGAATAAAGTTTATACCCTATGCTGCAATATCTCTCCAATTAGGTGTTTGACTGTCTATAACTGGTGACCACACATTAAGTGTGCTAACAGCACCTGTTGCTGACACTCCTGTGATTGAAACTGTTGCTTCTGCGTCTATTGATACAGATCCAACTGATCCTATTGCGGCTGGTGCAAACACGATAATTTTATTAGATGATCGTGTTGTAACTGCTCCTACGGCACTTGTTGCCGCTAAACCTGATGTAATAATAACAGTAGCTTCTGCATCAATTAATACTGAAACATTTCCTAAAGTAGCAGTGATTCCGCTTAAAGAAACTTTTGCATCTCCTTCTGGAGTAACTGTACCTAAAGCAGAAGTTCCAACCTGGCTAGCTGGAGTGATGTTTGCTTTACCAGTTACACTAGCAATTGTACCTAATGCTGAAGTGCTTGCTAGTCCTGCTGGAGTAGCATTAGCATCTGCGTTGATTGTGACTGAAACTGCGCCTAGTGTTGCATTTAAACCAGCTACTGATGCGACTGCTTTACCGTTAACTCCAGGTGCGCCTAAAGCTGATGTAGCGGCTAATCCAGTAAGAGTAATTGGAACGGAACCTTGGCCCCACTCGAGTTGACCCCAAGTGCCTCTACCCCAACCGTTAATAAAAGCCATTTAAGGCTAGGCGATTCTTATAATCGCTGTAGAAGCTGCTGCTGCTGGGAATACAATAGTGAAGTCACCTGCTGTTGAAGTTTTATCGCCACCAAAGTCAATACAAGCAACTGATTTATTGCTGTCGCTAGAGTTGTAAATCATACAACCTCTAGCAGTAACTGTAGCGGTTCCAAACGTTAAATCTGCAAAATCAGTAAAACCTGTTGTTCCTGATGAAGTTGGGTCTA